TAGGAGTATTTGGGTACAAGAAATCCACGTACTTACCTGGATCCGTGTAAACCAAATCGCCGCCCAAGTTGCCACCAGTTCCACCAGTTACGGTATTGGTACGCAATTCGCGGTTCAAGAATTCGGGCATGTGGATGGCTGCCTGGTTTTCGCCACGGCTTTCAACGCCCAGCTTGTTGCGCTCGGCGATACCTTCCTGGTTCATTTCTGCCTCGATTCCGGTCAGCTTGCCATTGCGTGCTTCGCGGATTGCTTTAACGATGTTAAAGGAGCGGAGGTCTTTTTTTTGTGAAGCGGAGAAACCACCAGCGAAGGCTGAGGCATCCACTCCAGCGCCTGGATTCTCGGCGCCTTCGGGTTTTGTTTCCATTTGTATGGGGGTTAAATTAATTTCGGTTTCTTCCACCTGGGCCGCGCGGGCGCTCTCCAGGCTTCGCATCGCCACAGCGGTAGAGGGGTTTGCTCCGCGCGGCGTCAGGCTGATGTCGTAAATTTCGGCCACTTTAGTAATAACGCGCGTGGGTTTCTCGCCCTTCACGTTTTCCCAGCGCTCTTCAGCAACAGTAAAGGCCCAACTGGCTTGATCCAAATCGCCGCGCTCCACTAGGGTGCGGGCTTCCTTTCCAGTGGAGGTTTCGGGTGCGGTAAACTCAAAGTACAGCCCCTGGTCGTCTGCGCGCAGCTCCAGCGTGCCCTTGCCTTTGTTCCGGCGTGCTAGGACGTAGTCGTAGTTGTGGTTCAATAGAGCGTGAATGTCGAAGCTGTCCACCTCGGCAAAAGCGCTGCGCTCGATGCGCTCGTTAAAAGCGCCCATATCGTAAGCCTCGTAGTTGGCTGCGTAGCCAAAGATGAGCCCTTCCTCAGCTCCGCCGTTAAGCGGTAAGCTGCGAATCTCCTTCTTCTCGGTCGATTGTTCCATTTTGTATATCGCCAGTTACGCTCATGTGAGCGGGTTTGTTGTACTCGTCACCGCCCTCGATGGGAGTCATGCCTTCGCTCTTGCGGATTTCGTTAGCGCTAATTGCGCCGATGTTCCAGTAGCTCACGTTCCGCTGCACCTGGGCCATCATGTCGCCGCGCATTAAACTCTTGAGGTCTAGCTCAAACTCAAGCGCTCCAGTTACCAGCTTGTTGGTAAACTCCATTTCTATCTGCTCGCAAAGCGGGCGAATGCAGTCGCTTACAAATTGTGCGTTCTGCGCTTCGATCGATGCGTTTTGGCTTACGCCCTGCATGTGGCCCACCTTGTGAGGTGGTACCTTGAAGATGCGGCAGATTTCCTCTACGCCAAAGTTCATGCTCTCAATGTACTGTGCCTCCTGCATTGAAATGCTCACGGGCTTGTACTCGGCTCCGGCAGTCAGTACGGCGGTCTTGCCGCTGTTGGCTCCGGAGTAGCGCTGGTCAAACTGGCGGCCGAGGTCCTTTAGGCGATCAACGTCACGGATGCTGCCATCCAGTTGCAAGATGCCTTTAGGCATTGCACCGTTTCCGTAGAAGCCGCCGAGGTGTTTGTTGGCGGCCATGGCCGTGCCAATGGTTTCCTTCGCGTAAATAATCGGGCTCAGGCCGTTGATGCCATCGATGGTCCACGCCTTTAGGTGGATTATTTGCGAAGGCTCCAGGCGCATGGTCACGCCACCTGGAAGGTACAAGCTGTAGATCAGGCGGCCGCTGGTGGTATCGATGGTCACCAAATCGGTGTCTATCATTTCCAGCGCCGTGATGCGTCCGCGGTTCCGGACTGGCAGCACATAAGCATTGCCGCGAAGTAGTAGGCTGTTGATAAGCGCCTGCCTCCAGTAGTAGCTGTTATAGGCCTCCGAAGGCTTGCGGCTTACCAGTTGATCCAGTTGCCCCTCCACTCGGACCTTTCCCTGCTCCGTTTCCGCAAAAAGATGGAAGGGCAGTGAAGCGATCGTATCGGAAATCAAAGAAACGCACGCGTAGACGGTGGGCACCGTGGGCGCGTTGTTGCTGTTGACTGTTTCTCCGGCGTTGGTTTGGCCTCCACCTATCAGCTGGAAAAGCCAAGGCTTCGGATTAATAATTCCCGAAATGCTCCGGGTTACTCGTTGAAGTAATGAGGCCATTGTGCAAATATTACGTAATACATTTCATTAAACAAAAAAAAATATTATATTTGCCCAATGGTCAGGTGGTCTTTGGAGACCTTTGGTAATGTCGAGTGGCCACAAAGCATTACACGGCAGTTGAAAGAGGGAGTAATTACCCTGCGTAAACTGATTAAGGGAGCGGCCCCTTGGAGCAGGTTCGATTCCTGTCCTGACTTCTAAACAAAAATAATATCTTCCGTTTGGTAGACGGATTGGCTCGCCTGGGCGTTGTGTACGTAGCCGGCAAGCGCAGTAATAAGGGCGGCCGTGCCGTCAATCTTATCCGGAGCGTTCTTTTTGTTGAACGTCCAGTTGTCGTTCTTGTCAATCTGCAGCGTAGTGTTGCTGATATGCCAAGCCGTCACCGGGTTGCCGTCGTGGCCTATGCGGCGCTGCTGGACCAGGCGGTAGAGTAACTTCATCGGCTCGTTTATCATTAGGACGCCCTGCCGCACCTCGAAACAGAACTTCGCCCCAAACTTTTGCCTTACCTGGTCAATAGTTTCCGCCGCGTTCCACGGGTCAAAGAATACAGCTTCTACCGGCCACTCGTCGCAAATCTCCAGGATCCGGCGGACTCGGTCCGGGGTAGTGTTCACCTCTCCAGGCAGCACCTCCACGTGCCCGTGCTTCTGCCAGTTGCGCACCAGGTTGGGGTACTTGTTTTTCCTTTTGTTCATACTGTGCTCGGTTATCTGATAGTACTGCTTGGTATAAAAGCGGTCGGTCCCGTCCCAGAAAAGCAGAACGTAGGCGGTCCAGTCGTTTACAGCTGCAAGGTCCACGCCGAGGTAGCACCTCCAATTTGCCAGGCCGATGGGCTCCTTTGCTGCGCAGCGGTTCCAGGTGCCCAGCTCAATGTACGGTTGTGCGCTTCCTGCCCATTGGTTTAGGTGCAGCTTGCGGAGGGAGAGCAGCGTAGGCTCGTCGTGTTTGGCCGTATTGCTCAGCTCCTGGAGGTACTCCATCGTAACCGTAACGCCAAGGCTCGGGTTGGCCTTTGCCCAGACCTCCGGGCTGTGTGGGTCTTCGGTATCCTTAGCTCCGTAAATAATCGGCAGGAAACTTTCGTCTTCGATGTCTCCGCTCAGTACCTTGGTGGCGTATTCGTGCCATTTGTGGGCGAAGGTAAAGGCACCGCCTGCAGTGGTAATGGCCACCATCTGCGATGGGCGAGCCGCCATCGACGTGCGCAAGGCCTCCCAAAGCTCCGGGCCCTTGTGCTCGTTCCAGGCGTGGACCTCATCGCAAAGAATTAGCGACGGGTTAGCGCCGTGGTTGCTGAGGCCGTCGCTGGTAATGGTCTTCAAAAATCCAGGCTTCCCCTGGAGGTGGATTTCCCGCCGGTAGGGTATTAGGGCCTGCTTTAATACGGGGTTCATTAGGATTGTGTTGCGCACGTATCCGAATAAGATACCGGCCTGCTCCCTGGTGGCGGCGGCAATGATTACCTGGGGGTTTGAGTTATCCTTCCAGCCCTTCAGTAGGTGGGCGATTGCCAGCATAGCAATGAAGGCGCTCTTTCCGTTCTTCCTGGGAATCTCGAGCCATACCAGGCGCTTGCCTTCGCTCCGGCGGATTAGGTCCTTCTGCCAGTCCATTAGCTGCACCGGCGTGCCGGCCTTGGCGTCTTCGGTAAGTACACAGTACTTCTCGATTATTTCTTCCGTCCAGGTCATAGGTCCAGGGTCATCTGATTGTTTATCTCTTTGTTCAGCTTTTCAATCATTCGCTTGGCCTGGGCCAGGGACGCAATGGCTGGATTGGCTCGTATAGTCATTTGTCCGCGGTCGGTGTAGGCTTCGATTATTGCGCCGTGCTTTTCGATGGCGGCTTCGCAGTCGGCTTTAATTTTCAGCCACGTTTCGAGCTCTGATTTCATAGGAAGGGGAGTTTGAGGTCGTCAAGGTCGAGTTTTCCCGAT